TAATAGTAGCATGATCAACACCTGAGGTAGATTGATGCGAACCAATCGTTTCTATTTTACTTAACATGGTTTCCCATTGTGTCGCTGTTATTGAAGCGCCTGCACTGGTAGTACTTAGTGCTGAACCTTGTCCGTAACCAGTATTACCCGATGCTGTGCCCCATATTGCATTAATGTCATTTACAAACCCGTTGTAATGATCATCTAATATATTATCACCTATTGAATAAGCCATTTTTCTTCCTTCCTTATAGTTTAGTTATTATGTAACACGTCAAAAAAATTATTGGCGTTGGGTCTTAATTGACCTTCACTATTGCTTCTACCGTGCCTCTGCCGTTACTTGTTTTATTTTCCAATGATCTACCAATGACATTAAATGCAGTAATTTCCTCTGAATTTGCAACTCGTGCGTACCCATTTCCTGCTGACACTAATCTATCTCCCTTATTTACCTTTCCAATAACTTTCACAGGCACTCTTCCATTCATTGCAACTGGAGGATGTGTGTCACTGTTGCCTGCGTTAGCATTCATTAAATACGCTGCATTTGTGCTTATGACGCCGAATACATCATCTGTTAATTCTTCTACTGCTTGTGTTATTTCATTAATGCCACCCAATTCGACGACTGTTCCCGCGTCATATACTTCATCTGCTTCAAAACGCTCTGCTAAGTCAGCGTAGTTTGCAGTCGATGCGTTGCCGCTAAACGTAGTGGCATGTATAGTTTGAAATTTTAATAAGCTTGTTCCTAAATCTCTAGTATTATTGATATTAGGAGTAATGTCCCCTGTAATTGTATTTGAACCATCGCGTGCTAAAGCAGCTGCGCTACTACCACTTGTTTGTGAATCAACATATGCTTTAGTAGCAACTCCTAACGAGGCGGTTGGATCTGCATTCACTAACGCTTTACCTGATGCTCCGTCAATAGTAATAACTGAAGTTTGTACTCCTCCATCATTTACAGATAGAATTAAATCACCATCAGATGTAATGTTCTTAATAGTAGCATCACTTCCTGAGACAGAAATTGTAAGGTCGCTATCTGCACCTACTGTCAATCCACTATCGTTAAGTACACCCAATGTACCTGAAGTTGTATCATTTGCAGTCGCTCTTAAAAAATCAGTTGAATCTAAGTTATCTAATAATGCAGCATTATCTGCTTGACTTACAGATGCATCAGCAACACTAGTTGATAAATGAAACCCTGGTTTAATCGTAACAAAGCCTGCAATTGCAGGGCTTGGCGTAAATTCTGCATCATCACTTATAAATCCTACTACTGCGTCTTCTACTAATAGTTTTAAAACAGTATGTGCAGCAGCTAAATCGTCAGTGATGGATACTGATACAAACCCAGTTTCGCCGGCACCTATAGATGTCGGTGGACCTACTAAAGTAAATGATGTGCCATTATATATACTCAATTGGCTATTTCCAGAATCAAACCATAAGTCTCCTGCTGTCAGGGACGTGCTTGGCTCAGAACCTGAAACCTTTACGCTACTAATTGGTTTAAATTCAGCTCCATTATAAACATTAAGTACTTGACCATTAGAATCATACCATAATTGGCCGGTCAACGGACTGCCAGGCGCTGAAGAGTTTGAACTGTTTTCTAAAATTTTAACAAAGTTCTCACCTAAAAATTCACCATAACCCGCATAATTCCTACCTACAACAGTAACACTGCTGGTTGTATCAATCGTGCCGTCTGCAACTGTTGCAAAAATACTTCCGTTTGTTTTATTAATTACGTATGCCATGCGATTCTTTAATTCCTAATATTGTTTATATTTATGTTATTTAATGTATTACTCAGAAAGCCATACCACCGTAATAGAACCATTTCCTGAATTAGTTGATTGTGTTGGTTCGGTACCAATCAAATCGTTATTGTAGTAACTACTTCCGGCTTCACCAGGATATCCATCACTATCATATGAACCCATATAAAGACCACCTGCACCACCCGGAGAACCTGCACCACCACCGCCGCCTGCACCACCATCTGCCGTTCCACAATTTGCTCCATTCCCACCTGCTGATGCACTGGCTGTACTTGTGATGTGTGTACTATCCTTTCCGTTTGCTTGCGCCTGAGAAAGTTGTGCTTGGTTTCCAGAACCACCACCACCAGAACCTGCGCCAGCGATCATGATTAATTCAGAATTAGCAGAAGTGATTGATGTGGAACCTCCTCCTCCTCCACCAGCACCAGATGAACCAGCAGCACCAGCGTTTCCGCCCGAACCGCCAGAACTGTGTCCTGAACCGCCCACACCGCCTGGGGCAGAACCTGCATGTCCTGCACCATTCCCCCCAACACTGCCAACTATATAACTTAACGTGGTAAAAGGTTCTACATCTATAACAGCAGTTAACGACGCCCCATTACCACCTGGACTTGAAGGATGACCGCCATCTCCACCGCCAGTTCCGCCTGCACCACCGTTTATTGTGATTGCTACTCTGAATGCACCTTCAGGAACATTAATAGTTCCTGAGCCTGTTGCTGTAATATTATTAGTTGCTAGTGAATACAATACTGGTTTCCATGTACCATCTTTGTTTATATAAACTTCTTTACACCGACGCCATGCGCCATTATGGTTGATATGGACTTCTGATATATCCCTCCAACTTCCTGATTTCTTTACATGCAATGACATAATTTAATACCTATAATGTATATCGCCGTCAGCACCGCCGCTTGGACCTGCAGTATTAACGGTTCTTGTTCCATATCCATTGGTTGTTGCACCTGGAGTAACGCTAGAAACTTGTGAGTCAACATATTGCTTAGTTGCCGCATGCAATCCAATAGTTGGATTAGCACTTAGAGTTAATGCTCCTGTCATAGTGTCACCTGACTTATCAACTTTTAATGCCAATCCATTAGTGGAATTAGATGAGATATTACCAATTTCTGTCTCGACTTCAGCGAAGGTATCATATCCTGCACTTGCTCCGCTTTTTAATGTTGCAATTAAACTATCTGCATATGCATTGGATGTACTTACTGCACTGCCCGAAATTGGCCCAACGACTGTATCAACATACCCTTTCGTAGCAATACCTAATGCCACAGTTGGATTTGCGTTAACTAGTGCTCTGGTTGTGGAATCGTCTAATGTGATTACACTGCCGCTATCAACACTTAATATTAAATTTCCCGTTGCTGTTTGATTCTCAACAGTAACGTCGTTTCCAGTTACAGAAACTTTAAAATCACTTCCTGTACCGACGGTCAACCCACTATCGTTAAGTACTCCTAATGTGCCTGCGGTGGTATCATTTGCGATTGCACTTAAAAAATCAGCACTTGAAAACCCGCTTAACGAAGTTGCTTCTCCATGGAATTGTGCATTTGCAATTGAACTCGATAACTGAATACCTGGCTTAATTGTCGTTGTAAATCCAGTAAATTGACTTCCTGCTGCTAATGTGAATGTAGCGTCTTTACTTATAGTTGCTACTACTTCAGAACTTCCTGGGCTACTAGGCACGGAATTATAAACTTTAGTAATTACATGACTGTTACCTAAACTATCAACTACAATTTCAACAATAGGACCTGTTTTACCATCAATCTCGGAATACGCTGGACCTACTAAAATAAAAGAAGAGCCACTATAAACCTTTAATTGATCATTTGTAGTATCAAACCACAAATCACCAGTCGAAGGATTAGCAGGAGATGTTGCGCTAATGTTTGCCCCTCCTAACGGTTTAAACTGAGTTCCGTTATATACGCCAATTGTCTTAGGTGAAATGCCACTTACTGAACTTACTGAACTATTAAACCAAAGCTGTCCCTTTGTTGGGTTGCTAGGTGCACTAGTATTTGCGTGGTTTTCAAGTAATTTGATAAAATTCTCGGCAAAAACTTCACCGTATGTTGTAACGTTTTTACCAACTAATGTAACACTGTAAGTAGAATCTTTTATTCCATCCTCTACGAGTTTTGCTACTGTGCCGTCTGTAAAATTAACTTCGTATGCCATAATATCCTCTATGTTGTGCTAAGGTTCGTCAATGTTTGTATGCGAACCGTATAATCAATTTGAATCTGTCTATTTAATGATTTTTGAACTGGATGAAATACAACATGTGTAATTAACCTCAATTCAGTTGAACTGCCGTTCCATGTTTTTAATCCTAACTCATCAAAAACAAATTCACCATCTAAGTTAGTACTATTATCAAATGCTTGTTGCCCAGATGGTTCGCTGTAATCTAATAAACAACTTACTAAAATATCAGTATAAACTTTTCCAGAAGTATGTAATATAGTAAGATTATTCCTGGTTATATCTGTATTAGTTAATGAATTATCATCAACTACTTTGTTAAAAGTTTCATTATATAAATCCGCGTTTTGGCCGGTCGAGTTCGCGGGCAAGTAAGTAATAACTCCAGTAGGATCAACACTTGTGCCTCCGTTGCCGAACGCCATTTGATAAATGTGGCCAGTATTTTTATTAGATATACTTTGTGCCAATGCTTCTGAAATATTTTCGAAATGGATCGCATTCGAACCTTCAAAAAATACTTCATTTGTTTTAGGGTCAAAAACTTTTAGAAACCCTTTAATGTTATTATTTGTCATTTCACTCATAATTAACTTCTTTTGTTAATAAATACTTCTTCAGTATTTGGATCAAATATTTTAATATGCCCTTCAACGCTTACGGCACCCGCCTCATTTGGCTTTTTTGTTTCTTTCTTTTTGTTTTTTATTTCTTTCATTTCACTATTTATGTATTTTTAACTATCATTGGTCTTTACTTAACTTTAATAAAATTAGCTTGGGCCGTTACTTGGTTCTGCAGTGCAACTCCATTACTTGGAGTATTGTTGCCAGTGGCGTACCATACCTTATCTTGTGTCATAGTCACTAATGAGGTATCAGTTCCTAATGTAGTTGATGTAATTGCACTACCTGATACTATATTTCCAATGCCTATATCATTTACTATCATATTAACAGCATGAACATTAATCGCTGTTCCTGCTGTTCCTCTGCGTAACCCACTAATAGTGTTATCACTTGTATTAATTTCCCTGTAGGTAATTCGTTCGCCGTTAATAGTAACTATTCCGAAGGTGCCCAATTCCAGATTTGGAATAGTCAAAGTACTTACATCATTGACATAAATCATCTCATCTGTTAATAATAGATCAGCTGTCAAATAAACAGAATTGTCAATTCTGTACATAGCAGAACTCCCATTCATATCTTTGAATAAACGAAACGATAATTCTTCTGGTACTACATCATCGGTCATGCTAGTTACTACAATTACATCTACCTCATTTAATAAATCGCCAGTAAGTAATAACGTTGAGTTAGAAATAAGATAATCATTACCTGCAAGTAATAGTCGACCATTTTTAGTAACCCATAATCTATTATTATTTACTACGGTTCTGCCTAACTCAAATAAATTCACATTATTGCCTTCAGATGCGATACTATCAAATAATTCAATATCAAATCCAGCACTATCAAATAATTCAGTAACTGATTCAGTAATTAACGCAGGCCCTACAAATATGCTTGTCAAAATATCAAGTTGCGAAGTATCATTCCAGGTAGTAATTGAAACTGTATCAGTAGCTGATACAGAAATGCTATCTTTAATATTAAGTACTGTCTCATTGATAGTATAATCTGCTTTAGTAATGACATATACATCTACCTTAGAATTATCTAGAGGAGCAGTATCTATAAATGCCACTTGCTTGAATCCTCGATATAATGTATTGGTATCTGCACTAAATAAACTCGAATCAACTGTAGTACTAGATGAATCTGCAGTAATAACGGCTGCTGATGCAGTAATGTCCGTTGTATCTGCTGTGATAGTATCGTTATCAGCAGTTAATGTAATGATAATATAATCTGTATTTAAAGTCTTTACTTCGTTATTAACATACACAACTACTTCACTATTTGATATTAATGAATGTTTAATTCTACCCGAGGTAGGTAACATAAAATTTGTTTTAACTCCATCTGCAATGTGCCTAATTGCCTCTGGAGGGCGCAGACGTATTCCATTATGTTCGACTATTGCATTTTGTTTATTCTTATTAATTACACTGATTGACTTTTCTGTACCATTCACGCCACTTCCTAATTCGAAATTAGTAGATACGTTATCTACTGTAATGGAAGTACTATCGGCCTTATAAATCGTAGAATCTGCACCAAATGGAGTGAATACTTTAGTCATCGGATAGCAGTGATCGTACTGAATGCTCTCGAATCCGAATATTGTAATAGTAATAAAATCAGTTGATGTATACGTAGTAGTAAAATCGATCGTAGTCGTTTTACTCATAGAAGTAGAAACAGTATCTACTGTAATTGAAGCATCAGCAGTTTCTAAAACAGAATCAACTGTTATAGAGCTGTCGGAAGTAGCCGTAAATCCGGTTACCAATTCTGTCCCATTGACATGCACTACTATATTGTAAATACTTTTTGCGTCAACTGGAACGGTTATAGTGCTTCCTACCTCTTCTCCCGTATATGCAGTCTTAAAGAGCTGATTGCCTCCTCCAATTTCATATACGAATAACTGAATTACATTGCCGTCTATTGCTCCTGTAACTATGTTAACAGTAGCATTGACCCAGTCAATTGTGTAATTTGTAGTTTCAGTTAGAACCAAACCGTCACTTGAATTTACAACTTTAATTGCTATTGGATAATCTACTATATTATTAAAATTGAATTCAGTAGAACTGGGAGTATAGTCAAATAACTTATATTGCATTTCAAATGCATGACCGTTACCATCATAATCAAATCCTGGGCGGGTATTAACTACTAGATCCAAAGTATCAAACATACTACTAGGAACTAATTCCTCAGGGGAATGACTGCTATAAGTATCAATGAACTCACCCCCTTTCACATTAATGTCACTGGGAGCAGTACCTAAATACGTGTTATTAAAAGCACTGCTATACTTAATATCAAGTACTCCTTCACTATAACTTACACTGCCATCTTCATCTACGTTAATTACATCAAATGGTTCTGTATCAAACCCAAGCACGGAAAATCCTGCGCTATTATTAAAATCTAAACCAGTGACCTTGGCTCCCGGGTAGTCAATTCCATGAATTAGTAAGGCTAGATCTAATCCAAGATTATTAACACCAGGTGTATAAAATCCCATTGTTCTATTTGCAGCACTTAATTCCCCTGGATTAACTTCAGTAAAATCATCTAATGAAAAAATAGTTTTAAACGCTCTAGTTACTTTATGTGTATATAATTTATCTTTATATCTCACTAATTGGCCGGATTCGTAAATACTATCAGCTGAATCAACATTCAATGCAGCATTATCCGTTCTAATGATATTAGTATCACTCGTAGTTGATAGCATAGTATTGCTAATCCAATCAACTACACTCGAATTGTACTCGCAACGATTATACTTGAGTGTAGTATTTAAGTTTCTGACTAATGCATTTTGCATTACTGGAGTGACAGTTGCTCCTAAGCCAGTACCACCACTAATAGTAATAACTGGGGTAGTTATATATCCTGATCCTTCTGTTTTGATCGCAACTTCAATTAATTGTCCTGAATTATTAATCTTAGCTATCATAGTAGCTTGTGTCAAGGCGCCACCACCAGATACAGTAACTAGCGGAACTTGAGTATAGCCGCTTCCATTATTAGTAATAGTTGCGCTCTTGATTGTTAATGATCTATTGTTATACCAACTATCCCATGGTGACAACTCCCAAATATTATAATCAGGATCTGTTAGTCCTACTCCTTCATCGTCAAAATTACTTTGACTAGTGGTTAAGATTGTCTCATTAGAATCTAATACAGGACTAATAAACTTGCTAAATGATTCATCATAATACGCAGGAACATCAAAGTCCGCTAAGTCAGTATTATATTGATCTGACCCATTATATTTTAATAAAAACTCTTTAATCTTCGTATGATAAGGTTTTGATTCATTAAGATAATTTAAGAAAAAGTCTTGATCATCCTTCTTATAGGTTGCATATTGTTCTAAGTCACGGACTTTATGTTCTACGTCAATAAGGCTAGTCTTATATAACCAATCAACGTTTCCTTGTTCTGAAAGAACGTAATTAAACATAGATATCAATAACTTATTGCGCTCTATAAGAAGATCATCTACTAATAAATCCTCATTCAGTGCCCTGATAATGTTTCTTAGTTCAGTGCCACCTGTACCAATATCTGCTGAACTAATAATAGAATCCACTGTGAATGCATCTGTATCACATGTAATATTATCGTACGTCGAGTTTCCACTCCATAGACTACTTTTGAATTTTATAGTACCGTCTTCTAAGCCAACATGTACCCAAAACCCATTTCTGAGTTGATAAATTTCAAATTTACCGTTGCTATTGCTTAGAACCTTAGCATATGTTCCATCTACTACAGTAAGTATTGATAATAAAGAAGAATCCGCTACTACTTGTTGTACTATCGCTTGTTCAACTATATCAGTTTCGTACCAATTAATGTACTCCCATGCGCGCATAGTATCATATTGTTGCACTTGCACTAATTGCAGTTGTGGGCCTGTAATAACTTCGTATATACTCCATCCACTATTGTAATTAGTATCTATATTTACTAGATACTTATAGCCAACTGCTACTATATCCAAATTCTGATAATTTAATTCAGCTAAGTCGTGTACTTGTATATCCCATTTTCCGCTCGATAATCCAGGTGCTTTCTCTGCGACGCTCAGTAAGCCAAAATTCTTATTAGTTGTAATAATATGCTTTTTTAAAATTGCATTAGCTTGAGTTAGATATTCTTTCAATGCTTCGAAACGATTATTAAACATCGATTGTCTCGGGCGATAATCGATGCCTGTTTTTTGTGCAGCATTCAGTTTATAATCAGGCACTGATAATCCAATCGCATTGCCTCCCACAAAACTATCCTGTAATTTTCTATAAACGCTATCACTTAAAAAATCATTTTTATTATTTTCCTTAATCAAACTATACTCACTAAACACATCGTTCTCATTATGTACTTGATTATAAGAAATATGCAGTACTGCGTTATCAATGTGTTTATGTGAATTATATAGTGCGACTGTACTATCATTTAAAAATGCAATAAAAGGCACTCCGCTATTAGAAGGCATTTCGATATATTGTTTAATTCCATTTACACTTAGTGTTTTGTTTGTACTAACCTCAGTAGAATCAGTTATCCAAAAATAATAACTTTGTATAATTGTATTTGAATTATCTATACTAGATACTGTAGTATATGATTCTAATTCTACTACTGAACCGGGTCCAGAATACTGAGAGGGATGGACTGAACTTTTGACCCACTGCCTGATATCAATAGTGCTGCCTGGAAATAAATTACCCCAGTTCTTACTTGCGTAAGTTAAATCAGTCTGATTGCAATCTATAAATTTTACATTAGCAGTGTCCCACCAAATCTTCCCTATATGGGCTTCACCCCAAATAACCCCAGATACTACTGTATGTTGATTATATGCTGCTGGATCTATTGCACCTTTATAGTCAATATTCTCATTTGCTATACCTAGTATTTTTCCGTTAATCGGATCAATATAATCTAAATTTTGCGTCGTCTGATTAGTAGACTTATCATATATTAGTGCTCTATTAATAAGACTTGTATCTACTACTGACTGTTCCTCACGAAGTAATCCCCATGCGCCATCACCATCTGTACTAATAATATCACTATCTGCTTTCGTTAAACTAGTATCAGCGGTTACGTTTCCTTGAACCTCATATTTTTGATAAACCGAGTGCTTATTATTTTCATTTATGTCTACCCAAACGCGACTGCCGATTGGTAATCGATCAATGTACTCTGTAGTTAGGCCTGCTTTATTTTCTATTCTGACTGACGTTAATTTATATACAAATCCCAATTTATGATCTGTTTTATATAATTCAGTATCAGCAGTAATTGAACTATCTGCTGCGATATTTACAAATGCATCTCCTACCGATCCTGATAAGCGCACTACTTTAGAATCAATGACATTCTCCACTACATACGCACCATTAACTAAAATATTAATGCCTTGTATAATTAATTTATCATTAACTACAAAATCATGGTCATGGAAAAACGTAACTTCTATCGCCTCTTCAACAGGCAAAATACTACTAATATTACTTTGAATATCAGTTCTGTATATATTCCAATCATATGCTGTATCCTTTGCAACCCATACTAATGATCCTGATGATAATTTAGTCATAAATGGTATGCCTGGAACTCCATTTAAATCAGTGATTTCGTATAACGCAATATCAACATCGCTTGTATGAACATGTCCTGCAATTGGCAAATTAGTATCTGTTAATTTACTTGATCTAACTGGAAATACATTTTTAGTAGTAGGCGTTTTATTTTGGTTATATACTTCATTAAGTTTAATTGATTGATGTGTTAGGTCTTCTATTGTATCAGTGGCAACTATCTCAACTATTGATGGATTATTTTGCAGTCTTGTGCTATCCAATTCTAAGTCGATAAATGTTCTATTGCTGCTATTTCCATATATTGCTTCCCTAACTGCCCAGTTTTCAAAAATTTCATAATCGGTAATTTTCTTATCGAACTTGACGTTGCGAAAAACATTCGCACTATTCGCGGTTCCTTTGCCTGCAATGAACCCTGAATAAAAACTAACTTGACTCACGTCGTCTAGTGAGTCTAAATAAGAACGTGGTCTGAATCCAGTCAATCCCATTGCTAATAGATCAACATCAGATTCTAAGTTAGTTGTTTTTTTATTATAATATTCAGTAATCTGGTCTGCTTTATTAGTGATGTTAGGCAATAAGCCCTTATTAATATCATTATAATTAATCTTAGCCCAATCATTAAAATTGAACGTTTCTGCTGGCTCTAACTTAGATATAGCACTCCAATAATTGCTCTTAAATTTAACAATATTGCCGGTTGTATAAAATTCATTTACTCGCCAATCTTTAATATTATCCTGATTAAGAATAAATCCCTGTGCGTCTAATTGTCCATTCCATTCAAATGTAGTAAATCCAACTAAACGCACTCTTTGTTGTCTCAGACCTGTAACCGGCTTATAAAGTAAGTCATTGAAAATACTGACATTATCGATAACTAATAAGTGTTCATAGCTCGTGGATTTAATTTTTAAGAAATTAATAGACTTATTATTAATCGCTGTAATTTTAAAATTATTATCCAGGCGGGTAATAACGTAATCACTCGGCTCTAAGGGTATACTATTTTGGTCCAGAACTTGTACGTTACTATTATTAATATTGTCAACTATTGTCAACTCTTTATTAAATTCTAAAGATATAGCACTAGGATTCAAATTGACAATGCTGCCTGTGCCCCATCCTTGAGCAGACCATGCAAGGAACTCTTGTGCCATTCTTCCCCAAGTTAATGTTGTCGTATTCTCTTTGCTTTCAAACACCATGCCGTGTGATTCTAAAAAGGCACCATAACTTGCTAAAAAATCAATTACACTATCCTTGTTTGTGAATACATAGCCATATGGAACTAACGTAACTTTACCTATGAAGTCTTTAGGCAAATTAATCTCACCATCTATTATAACACTATTATTATTTGACACACTTTGTAAAATTTCAAAATATTGTTGTGTGTTACTATGCCCATGAACAGAATAGCCATCAATGGTTTTCTGAACTACTACTGAAGAATATTGCAACTCGAACAGTGCATGATTTTTATGTAGTATTAAATCGTAACTCTGGTCTGGTAATAGTAATCCAGTGTTTGAACTATCAGGACTGCTCTTATCAGTGAATATTTTTAAATAATTTTTATCGGTGAACGACGCCATTCTGTAACAAAGCCTCACATCGACTTTACTTAATTGATCAGTGATGTCAATACAACTGCATCCATTATTGTTATGGTAATCCGCTATCCAATTGATATAACTATGTTTTGGTTGTGTATTCGACTGTATTTCAACTGCTCTTACATCAATGCGATAACGCGAGTCATATAAATATTGACTCATATTATTATTAAATGCGTACCTATCACGGTCAATCGATAATGCAAAGTATTGCGCTGGTTTAGTTAGTGCAAATAATCGTTGCAGAGCGAAAGGATATGAACTACTTCTCCTCCATGCGGTTTCTGTCGGGCCGCAGTCCCCGATTACCCAACTCTTCCTGAAGTCTGATTGTGAGTAATTTTTCACCATCGAAACGAACGGATTCAATAATTTACCCTCTGAGTCAACTGGTATAACAGTTGTTAAATTAGTGCGTTTATATCGCACATCTACTCTATTATTTCCAGGTTCTTTGATCAACCCTGCTTCTAAATCATCCCATAACACTAAGTTTCCACTTGTATATGGTGTCGCTCCGTACTCTAACTCCCACCACGATGGCTTTTCTGAGAACCCTATCATTTCCCAAGGTGTAGTATGAGGCGTATCAGTATCATAATAATGTTTATATACTCCTCGCCAATGCCCTTTAAGTGCAGAACCGTCTAATTTACTGCTACACGTACTATAATTCCATGTCTGCTCATTATCTGCTAAGAAATCTTGCGTCTTGTAGTCTAACCTATTCCATCCTACCCAATTTAAAAAACTATTAGATAATATATTTGTGGTTTCTGCATCTGTATATTCAGTTGACCGAAACTTGCCAGGAATAACATCAACATTTCGTATTGGAACGTCAGATGCAATTTTGATATTATTGAAAATCCTAGATTCAAATTCAAGCAATACGTCATCTCGTATATCATTCCATGCAACTGTAATACTCCCATCATGTCCTTGAATTACATTTGTCGCTACAGTAAATGTATTATCTAGGTATTTTCTTGGTTTAAATTTTGGATATAAGCCTACTTTAGTAGGGGTATTTGGTACGTAGGATCCTAATGTTGATTCAAATTCTTTAACAACAATAACATCTCCTACTTTCAATGAAACTAAAATATCAATAGTCGAACTGTCAGTTGAAACATTATATTCATCATCTTTAATAAGTATTGCGTTATTTAAGTATACTAGTATACCAATATTATTCGCTTTAGTGAAATCATAAATGTTGATAATGTTAAACGTGCTTGTGCTAATCGATGATACTGTATGCACTGTAATAGACGGGGTGTATACTCCTGCTAACATATCACTCTTGTAAAATGGACTAGTTACACTTTTCCCTACGTTAATTGATTCGAGTGCATGATCGAGTACAGTACTTGCTGTCAGGTTATAAGTATCTTTCTTAATTACATAATCTACGATCTTGAGCTTGAACTTCTCATACTCATTTGTATTAAACTCAAGTGCGTCGAAAAAGTTAAACTCTTGACTGTGCAGGAATTTAGCCATTGGTGCTACGGGCGAACTATTCTGTATAATCGTATCACCGTATTGCTCGATATTGCCTAAGTCACGTGAATTATTAGTTCCGTTTATCTCTCCTGATAACTCCAATAGATTCTGAGCCAATTCACCATAGTGATTGCGAATTGTTCCCAGTGTTAATGTATTACTATTTTCATTAAATGGATTATTCTCTAAGTTCCTGGGAATACTATAATAACCTATTCGGCTATCTGTATCGCTGATTATAGTAACTTTTACTTCGCTATTAGTAGCGACTGTATTGGTAAATTCAATTACAGTTTTTGCGACCTCTGTGGTTATGGTGTACTTTGATGGATTAATAAATTTATTCTCTATATAAACTTTAATTGCAGGAATACTCAGGTCTGCTTTTGGTAATATATCCAAAATTAACGAAGTGCCGTTATAATCAAAATCAAAGATTTGACTAGAAGTTGTATTATGTGCGAATTTAGTCCATCCGAGTTCATTATTAAATATAGTTCTATCTGTATACTTCCTAATATACCCTTTACTAATTTTAGCACTTATTGCCGGTACACTGTGAGTGAAAGTATCCTTATATAGATCATTATTAAATACAATATCACCTAAATTGTCAATATTCAAAAAAGTTAAAGGAAACCCTAATATAGGATCCTTAGGCCCAGTTCCAATTGCATAACTAAATAACTTTGTTCCAATGAATGTGGATTTTGGATAAACTGTAGCATCTTCTAAGCTCAGCCCATCTATATCAAATACATCGAATAGAGGTGGCTGATTAACCGTTGTTTTTTGCTGGGATCTAATCCAGTCAACGCCATTAAAATGAAAGGCTTTCCCTTGCAAAGTATCACCGTTCAAGCAAACAATATTTTGATTTACTGCTACATTACTATCACTAGCTGGGAGTAAATTAACAGTCAGTACTCCTCCTTCAATTAGCTCAATAAAGTGCACTTCGTATACGTTATTGCGAACATTGATATCTAAGTCCTTTGCAAATATTACTCTAGCACCTTCGGTAATGGTAATACCATCTATGGAAAACCCCGTAGCACCGTTAATATTGCTTAGAGCGTCCTCTTCGTTGAAATCTATAACAGTGACTGGCACTTTACTTTCAGTACCAAAATTAAATAATTTTAAATTTGCATCGAACTCAATAATAGGACGATTTGCTCTAAAATTGTTATCAAAAGTTGCAGTTATATTATTGTACTCAGCTGTTCTTTCTATAACATCCTTATGCACCCATCGATTACTTCTAGACCATGGATTCAGGTCATTACTCGCCCTATTGATAGTGATAAAATCCAAAACCGTAGGAGAACTTAAATTCCCATCGAAGTTAGTACTATCAAACCCATTGTAATCAAATGGCTCTAACTCGCTTGTAGTATATTGCTCTGGAGTAACTAAATCAGTAGATGCTATAAGTTTGATCGAAGTACCTACGCCTTCAATGTAATATTCTCGGTCCCTATAAGCGCTTGGATTAACATTCCCTCTAAAAATAACCTTCAATCCATTGGTAAAAATGACTCCATTGGGACTCGTATATGTTTGCTTGCCGATCGCATCATTTATATTCAGTACTGCATCGTTAGTTGAATCGATTAAATTAATAATTCCGAACTTGTTCTCATCTGTTGCATCTTGATAATAAAGTGTATCATGAGCAGCAGATAATAATGGAACTTCTTGAAAAAATCCAGATGAATTCTTGTAGAATGATTTATTACTATAGATGTCGCCGTATAATACCGTAAATTTTTCAAGGTTATCTACAGTCTTGATTCTATTTAATTTAATAATAGATTCACTCTTGCTTATTTGCTCTTTTGTTCTATTATAAGAATATGGTTCTGAGTCGTAATTCGTAGTATCATATTCATCAGATACTAATGTATCATAAGTAGTATACACCGTTGTTTTTACGTATTCGATTTGGTAAACACTATACCTATCGGATTGACTGTCAATAAATGACGTTTCTTCGAAAGGCTCTACCTCAAAAGGAGCATCTTCATGTAAATTTAAATATTGCCAACCTAAATCAGCAGAATTACCAGCGGTTGTATCTAAAAATACAATAGTCTTGCCTTCTAAATCAGATATTCCGTCAATATTTTCTAGTTGACTTAGTAATTTCCCATTAATCGCATCAAATCGTGATGATGTTACTAAGTCAATTGCAGTAATTTCGGGCAAATCATAATAAAATTGCTGTCTATTTGTTTCTGGTACTGCAAATGATACAATTCCGCTATCTTCTCCATTATTAGATACGCCTAAAACATCTCTACTACTAATATTAGGAGAATGAGATAGTGTTCCAGATGTCCTTAACTCTGTTTGAATGTAGAAGTTATGGGTTGGCTGATTGATTGAAAACGTATATTCACCACCTCTTACTAATGTAATGGTTGGGTTGGTACCTGATATGCCGCTTAAATTGTAATTACTAGTATTTCGAGTAACATCAAAATTATCCGTTAGCAGAATATCAGTTGAACTGACATCAACACTATCAGGACCACTAGGTAGCCAGTAATATTGGCTATGATTTACAAATTTATCAAAATCGATTAAAGGTGACCAACTGTAAATAGGGCTTGAGAATAATCTATCATGCTTAGAAACATCTGCTCCTTTAGTCTTCAATGCGTCTATTAATTCTGGGTACGTAATCGCACTCTCTGCATTATTTTCATCATCGTTAAATACAATTCCTGGTTCAAGCTGATAATGAGTGCGCTCCGCTGTAGGTTCAATTATATAAGAGTCATCACTTTCGATGCCCTCTCCGAATTTTCTGCCGACGAACCCTTGTGCTTGCTTTAACTTAGGGCGTTGTGTTAATTGATCTAAGGTCGAACTTAAAAATTCTTTATTAGTATCAGTTTTAAATATTTCAGGTAAAAAATCTACAGCTCTATTTCTTGCCATTTTAAGATACTCCGTTTAGATTATCAGATGATAATGAGCTAACAATTTTTACATTATCAACAGTAGTTGCATTCACAAAAATCTCATTGGAGGTAGACCTAATCTCATATAAATCACCAAATTTCTTATCACTAGCAGTTGGAACTAATACTACTGATCCAATAATGTCTCCTAATTTATCATGCAAATATGCTGACAGTTCTGAGAAATAAAACGTATCTCCAAAATCCCAATTATCAATAGTGAAATAATCGTTCATAGCAATCACTATACGACTTTTTATTTCACTATCACTAACTAATGAGTTTTGCACCTTAACTACTGAGATGTCAGCAAGTAATTCACTACTTGCTTTATTCCCAAATAATGGCTTAAATTCTACACTATTTAATACAATATTATCACTTACCATTTTGCTTTCTTGTAATGTCTGATATGACATTGTCAGCTCTGATATAGTAGGAGGACTTGGCTTTATGACTGTACTAGTTGTATCTTGAATATATCTCCTATAGGCTTCATGGTATGCGTCAGTTACTACGTAAATGTCAATAATATTTGTAAGTCCTGGATTAATGCGATTGGTTTCTGAACTGTTATGTTTATATTGGAACTGCAAATCCTGTCTTCCTGTTTTTAATGAGATATCATTTTTAATAATCAAACTACCGTCGACTAGTTCTCTAAACTTATCTTCTTCATCTGCAAAATAAAATAATTGCCCTACTGGATAACTAGAAAGTACTAATAACGGATCAGTTACACTAACAAACTCAATATTTACTATATTGCTTGCTAATGGTAGCGCTCTCTCTAGATTATCAGCATCCATAACTGTTTGAAAGAATACTGTACCTGTATCCTCGACAATACCAACAAAAAAATCAGGATTATCAGCCACATTATCATTATCTGTGTCGGTATAACTTATCTCTACTTTAAAATCATCGACGAATCCGTCTGTTTCAACTGGCTGCCCAATAATATCTAATTTAATATCACTTCTTAGTGGTGAATTATTGCCTGGTTGGGAATTCGTTTTTAGTACTTTAATAAAGTCTTTAACAGTTTTGCCTGTTTTAGGATCAAATATCTTATTACGTCCGCTAAAATAAAATCGAGTCTCGATAATACTTGAAAAGAAATATTTCAGTGCTCGTGTCACTACTGTATAAACTTTATCAGTAGCAACGAACTTAATAATCCAACTAGAATCATTACTTGAACTCAATGTACTTTGTGCGTTATCTAAACTAAAATCACTTGTCTTATCTAGGTTAGAACTAGTAATAATATACCAGCTTCCGATAGCATCGTCATATCCTATACCAAAATCATTATACAATTCTATTTGTGCTAATAAAGCTTGTTCAAATATAAGTGGTAAATCTGTGTTTAATACTGGGACGATTTCTGTAGGGATAGCATTAGTAGGGATAAAATTTGATAATACAACAGGTCCAGATCCATCGGCGTTATTACCTATACCAAAATTAGTGCCTTCTAAAGCAACTGTCTTCACGCCTGCCCATAACACTGTATTATCCGTAATTAATAACACATCACGTTGCTTTAATCTATTATTACTATCAAAATAATAAACTCCAGTTGCGTCTGACTCAGGGGTTTCAAATTTGATTAATGAATTTGCTACTATGAACTGGCGGTTATCTGAAACATAGCTACTAACTTGTAGTGGCGCACCTGCAGAACTTTTAAAATATCCAGTTGTTTCATTCGTAGTCGTAGTGCTTTGATTCCATGAAATATCAATCGCAGTTAATGTTCTTCTGTTAAATTTATCATAGTACATATGTACTGTGTTGCGATCTGCCAACTTAGGTTCAACTTGATTTCTAATTACAGTTTCAATATCATTTTTATCACTATAACTAAATGTAAATGTGGTACTTGTATCGTGCTTAAATATTACTCCATCACTATTAAATGTATTAATACTGGAATACTTGCCCGTTGGATCGACTAAGTCTAAATGTCTACTTGTTCCTATATTTGTTCGGGCAATTGCTTTACTTTTAATAATACTGCTGAACGCAGTATATGGGAAATTATTATAGTCCTCCCCATTTACCATTCTATTCTGTGTATAAAATCTTGCGGGTGCGTTTCGCTTAATATCAGCTAGACTTTCCTTTGTAGTAGCGTTACTGATATTCTGAACAAGACTAACAGTAAAAGTTGCAGTTTCTGCTTTGCCGTTCCTACTAAGATAAGGAACAGTGAGATTGATACCAGATATATCGTTCGCGTTAATAATATACTTACGACCATTGCTGGTTCGTATAAATGCACGGAAGAATCCAATAGGAATATCACCAAAGACACTATCACCAAAATTTACAGTGATTTGATCATTTGCACGTCCTGTGATACTAAAAAATTTACGTTCTGTTGAGTCTGTTTGCTTTGCTATTGGGGCATAAATATTCTGTACTTCTTCCCATTCATTCAATACTGATCCTGTTACTTTGTCCAATTCATATAACCAAACATCATTACTGTTAATGCCTTCAACGTTAATATCGACGTTTCGATTTGCGATTCTATCATTTAATGTAAAATCTTTATTTGTGAGAGTGCCTTGCTTAAAATGGAAAAAGAATCCTGTATCTTTACTAGTGAATCCCAACTTATCATTTCTGTATAAAATATTAAAATCACCATTAAGAACCGGGGATGGTTCATAGATAGTTGCACTATCACTAGTAGTTGCACTAATAGCTTCAAAATCCATATTTGCCCCATTTATCGTTGCACTAAATGGTATAACTGGCATTAAATTCTTAGTTAAATTTACTGTGTACTCATCAGTATTGATTCCGAGTATTTCTGCTGTTTTGCCCGGTTTGCCTATTTGCTGGCTATCAACCATCATTGCGTTCATCACTGTATTGAATTGATCTTGCCAGTCAATGTTTGTACTATCATTCCATCGCAATGTCACATTTGCTAAGTTAGTACCATTGAAGTCAGTAATATTTTCAGTTGTACTTAAAGAAGTTACTTTTAAGAATCCACTTGCACACTCATTGCGCTTAGGAGTATAACCCACTAAATCCGCAAGCCTAACCACGCTATCTCTGCGTTCAGCAGTATCTAAAAAGTTTTCACGTGTGTTTAAGTCTTGCCTGTAACTAATTGCTTGACCCATAAATGCCATTGTGTCAAGCAATGCAATGAATTCTGAACTCTCAACGTAATCATTGAAGTCTTCTGGGTGATGTTGTCTTAAATAATCAACGAAACCTTTTCTTAGTGTTTCGAAGTTATAACTCTGGAAGTCTGCTTGATTGTATGTCTTATATAAAGAACGCCAATCTTCAATTCCAAAAATGCTTGTCTGTCTTGAACTAGTAGCCATAATAACGTAATAATTAACTTTACGTTATTTATGCCGTTAATAAACTGTATATATTATGCGAACTTGGCAGTGTTAGTATTTTGGTCAAACATCAAGTTGATAACTTCTAAATTAACATCAGGAATAATACGGACGCTCATCTCAATTAATACATTGTGATTTTTGGCAAATACATTAACTTCTTCTGCTTGTATTCTAGGATCAGCATCAATTAATCGTTGTATCTCTGCTTTAATCTTACGTACAGTATCATCTGTATTTGGGTCAAAAACATAACTCCAAATATTTGTTCCAACTTCAGGTCGTCCAGGCATCTCACCTTCGCGTATCATTATTGAATTAAGTAAGTCACGCTTCACTAACTCTTTATCAGTTAGTGTGAAATTCTTAACTTGGTCTATTGTATTGTATCCGATATATGTTGTCATTTGTCAATTTCTCCTTTAACTACTAATGAACTTGGTAAGTTGTCTTTGTCTAAGTTTGGTGTACCCTGGAGGTCTAAATACCCACCAACTTTTAAGTTATCAGGAAGTGATGTGATTGGTGTATCACTGAGGGATAAACTCCCTTGAACAGTTAAGTTATCAGGAAGTGATGTGATATCTGTACTATTGAGGTATAAATCCCCACCGACAGTTAAGTTATCAGGAAGTGCCATGATTAGTGTACCTTCGAGGTCTAAAATCCCACCTACCGTTAAATTATCAGGAAGTGAGGTGATTGGTGTACCCCATAGGGTTAAACTCCCTTGAACACTTAAGTTATCAGGAAGTGATGTGATTTGTGAATGACCGAGGTATAAATCCCCACCAACTTTTAAGTTATCAGGAAGTGATGTGATTTTTGTATAATGGAGGCTTAAAGTCCCACCAACTTTTAAGTTATCAGGAAGTGCCGTGATTTGTGTATATGCGAGGCTTAAAGTCCCACCTACAGTTAAGTTATCAGGAAGTGATGTGATATCTGTACCTTCGAAGTCTAAAGTCCCAATTACTTTAGTTACTTCTTTTCCTTGGAGTATTAATTCTTCTGCCTCATCGCCGAAATACCAATCTCTATCTGTGTACCCGATTAATTCGTCTGGATTTGAATGGAATTTATATATATTCATGAGTACTTAGGTGGTTCAACTTTTAAATTATTAATTAAATCAATTACTTG